CAACAAACACATCTGTCATTCGTTGAAGTTCCATTACACTTACATTTACACCTTTTGATCTGGCAAGGTCAAAGGCCATTTTCTGTTGGGATTGTCTTAAGATGTTAATTTCTTTTGAGTAAAATTCCATTTGTGCCATTTTATTTGTTATTTGATTCTTTAATAAATATATATATAAATTTTCAAGAAAAAAAATTTGTTGGGAAATATTTTTATCGTTTTGAAATTTTAAAAAATTTGGATATATTTAATATTAATGGTGGAGTAGGAACCATTTCAAATAAACTACCAAACTTCAGGTAATCACTCCTGTTGGATCGTGTACATATTTTTTTGTCCAGTTTTTACCCAGCACCAGAGCACCAGCATTACTACACCGATAGTTGAACAAATAAAAAAAAGGTCAACAAGTTGAACAAACATCCAGAGCACCAGTAACACTAGATAAAATTTTTGAAAAACTTGGTGAAATGATTTTTATTAATTAAATTTGTTCAAACAAAACAAATATAAAATGAAAAAAATCATTAGAACTAGACAAGTTAGTCGCACAGGTACTCCAAAAGAAATTAATTTGAAGAATTTCTATCAACTATCTAATCAACAAAGAGATGCACATATAGACGCACTTAAACAATTACCATTTGACCAGTTATCTGAAACTGATTTGGGTGTAGTATTTTTTTATTTCCAAAATTGGTTGATAGAAGATTGGCCAGGTAAAAAGACGAACTTCTTTGAAATAAAAGAAATACCTCAACAAGTTGAACAAATAGATACTGGTACCAGCATACTGGAAGAAACTGATAAATTAATTGAAGAAATACCAACTTATACAAAAAAATATTTGTTAGACTATTTGAACGATTTATTTGAAGATTATCCAAATTGGATAAATGATTTAAAATTTTCTACTAATGTAGAAAAATTTATTGAAGCAACAAATAATATTTATAATTTTATCAATTACGAAAAAGAAATTATTCGCGAATATTCAAAAAGGTAAAAATAATTTGGCGCCTTTTGAAAACTTTTATATTTATTAGTATGGCAGCACCTTTAAACGAATTAAAATTCTGGAAAGAAATGACCGAGGATAAGTTGGTCAAGTTGATGAAGAACTACTACAAAGATTTAGTTAACCTCAACGAAGAAAACAAGTTCTCTGAACTAGATTGGTATATACCATCAATTAATACCTTTATCGAGTATAAGGCGAGAAACGATGACTACGCCGGTTATTACATAGAGAAACCAAAATGGGAGGCATTAATCCAAAAGGAGAATGGTTGGTTTATGAATAGTACTCCAACAGAAAAATTAATCTATTGGAACATTTCCAAACTAGATTGGGAACCAGTATGGATTCAAAGATTACTACCGGAGACAACAGAGTTTGGTGAACCAATAAAAGTATTAAAGACCATTACGACATTATATCCATACCAAGGTGAACAATTCCATTATCATTTACTTTACTAGTTTTTTTGTGTAATATTTATTAATGATTTTCAGTCATTTGATTTAATCCCGCCAAGGTTACTCCCTATTACCTAGCGGGATTTTTTAATTAACGGTGATATTTATGAGTATATGCACTAAATGTGGTATAGATAAACCTGATTACGAATTTTCCTCTTACTGGCATTCAAGTCAAAAGAGAAGAAGAACGAGAAGGTATTGTAAGACTTGTTTTAAGGAACAACAATCAGTTTACAAGGAAAGTATCAGAAATAAAAAGATAACTCAACCAGTGTCACCGGAACCCCCTACAATTGATAATTCAAACAATCCCAACTATTATAATTGTATTGATTGTGAAGAATGGAAACTTTTAACTGATTTTTATCTACATAAAACAGGTAAACCAATTACCAAAAGGTGTAAGTTATGTCAAAAGAAACTAGATCAAAGAGAGGCAGATGAAAAAAGGAGAGATAATGGTGGAAGTATGATGGTTCCTAAAATACCAAATACTTACTTTGACCATTATCAAAAGAGTAACACATTTGAACTTATGCAATTGTTGGGATATTTATTTGATGAGGAGACCGGTATTTGGTGGAAAGAAGGTGTTAAACATATAGTGAATGGTCAACCGGTGTTTATAAACATAAAAAAAAGAAAAAGAAAAAACCAAAAATTGACTGAAGAAGATTGTAGGTTAATTCATAAGTTATATAATGATGGTCACAACTATAAAGAAATTGCAAAAATGACTAGTAGAAACCCATCAACAGTGTACAAAAGATTAGTTGAATATGAACCAAACTATAAAAAACCATATAAAACTAGCAAACCTTGAGATACCTAAAGACATTTGGTCTTTAAGTGATGAAGAAAGGAAGCGTATCGTTACACAAGTAAAAACCTTTATGGAAAGGTTATTATTCAAGGAATTGGGTGTAAGAGTAAACAGGGATGAATTTCTCAAGAAACTAATTGAAAGTACCATAATCGTCAACGAGGCAGAGGAACAGTACGAAATATGTCAGGTGATGAAAGAAATTAAAGAAATGATTAATGAACCGATTAGTTGAACAATACATTACAAAAAACTATTATAAACTCCTTCACATCTCAAAAAGAATAACCAAGAACCACGAGTTATCACAAGATTTATTACACGAGATTATCCTTCAACTATATAACAAAAAAGAAATAGTATTAGAAAACTACGAGGATGACACCATCAAATACTACATCACCAGTATCTTAAGAATCAATTGGAATAGTAAGACAAGTCCCTTCTTCTATAAGATAAGGAAGGAACCCTTGAACTATCAACCAATAACTGATATATTTGAATATGAGGATGACCAATTAAAATGGGAAAGAGAAATATTATTACAATCATTAGAGGTTAGTTACGCGGAGTTAGACTTTTGGAGAAAAGGAATGATTGAGTTATATTTAGTATTAGGTAGTGTAAACAAAGTATCCAAGTTCACCGGTATCCCAAAGTCATCAATCATAAAGTATGTTAAACAAAGTAAGGAACAACTACAAACAAATACACTCAAAAGGATAAAAGAATATGGAGAAGATTAAACTTGAAACAAAGGGTAAATCAAAGAAGTGTAAAACTTGCAAGGAGAAACAAGTAGAACTACCACCAATAGAAGAAGTATTAGTAGAAGAACCATTAATCGTATTTGACGAGGAAGATATTGTCAAAGCATACTATGAAGTAGTAAGGAGAGAAGGAATAAGAGAAGAATCCAAAGTATTTATAAATGATGTGTATAAACAACTGTTCAACGAGGAATTTATATTTGATAAATGTATCAGTTGTAAAAACAATCAATATCATAAACTAAGAAATTATATTTTATATAAACTAAAAATAACAATCTAATGAGAGGAAGAAAAACAAATACGGTCACTCAAGAAGAACAACTCAAAATTGCGTTTGAGATGATTGTATATAAAAGACTTTCATATGTTGAATTTAAGGAGGTTTATTCCAAAGATATGGGTATATCCCAAAGACAAGCGGAGAATGTATGGTCAAAGGTAAAAGAGACCTTAAAAGAGAGATACAAGGACGAGAGGGATGAGATATTGGAATCACAACTAACAAGATATTATGACCTATTGGAAAGAGCAAGAGAGAGTGGAAACAGAAGAATTGAAAGGGAAGTATTATCAGACTTAAATAAACTATATGGAATTGAATCACCACAGAAGGTAGATTTAACAAGCAAAGGGGAACCTATTGCAATCAACATAGTGTTGAATAAAGATTAAAATTTTTTTTAATATAAACGCCAGTAAAATTTCGTTTTTAGGTATGTGTAACTGTAAGAAGAACAAACAACAAGAAGAACCGGTGGTACCACAGACACCTGAACAACTCCACGCAATTGAAATAACAGAGTGGGCCGGTGGAATGAATGTAGAAATTAAAAACCCAAATACAGATGAGAAAAGTAATAATGAGGGACCTGAGACAAACTGAAGGTCTACAAGATTTAATTAAAGAGTTAGGAGATGTATCCGATAAGACTATGATTGAGATTGGTTCTTTTATCGGAGAATCAACCATAATGTTTGCAGAACATTTTAAACAAGTTATTGCGATTGACCCGTTCTTACCGAACTACGATCCTAAAGACCCAACAAGTAATTTTAACTTTGATGAAGTATTTCAAGAATTTAAAAATACAATCGAGGAGAAGAAAGATAAGGTAATCATTCACAGAATGAAAAGTGATGACGCCGTTAAAGTATTAAAAGACAAATATGATTTTGTTTATATTGATGGACTACACACATATGAAGGTGTTAAAGAAGACATTAAGAACTATCTACCACTGGTTAAGGAAGGTGGTGTAATTGGTGGTCACGACTACGGTACACAAGCCGAACATTTATTAGGTGTAACCAAGGCCGTAGATGAGATGATTGGAAAACCTGATAAGGTGTTCAAAGATAATTCTTGGATAAAATATATATGAGAGTAGCGTTAGTTTGTATTGCAAAGAATGAAGACCCTTATATTCAGGAATGGGTAGATTATCATCTCAAGTTAGGATTTGATAATATATTCATATATATGAATGATTGGAGAACAGATATTAATGACCCACAAGTTACCAAAATAGAATTTGATGGAATTAATCAACAGAGAAACGCATATACAAACTGGTTAGAAACAAATAGACAACACTTTGACTTTGCTGCATTCTTTGATGTGGATGAGTTTCTTGTATTAAAGAAACATAACACAGTTCAAGAATTTGTATCAGGTTATGTTAATCACGCAGGTATCGGAATCAATTGGTACCTGTTTGGTAATAACGGACACACAGAGATTGTTGATGGTGAGTACTCACAGATAAAAAGATTTACGATGAGACAATCTCAAATGAATGAACACATAAAGACAATACTCAATTGTAGTTCAGGTTGTATGATGGATGTTCATAATCCTTATAATGGGAGAGTATCATCACCAAATGGTATAGTATTTAATGGTCCATTCAATAAACAAACTGATGATTCAATTGCACAAATCAATCACTACTATTGTAAAACAAAAGGTGAATATATCAAGAAATGTGAAAGAGGTAGGGCGGATTCACCGGTATATACGAACACATACGAAATAAACTATCATCCATATAACCATAATGATGTGGAGGATTTACACGCTTACAATTTTATGTATGGACAAAATTGAATTTATAATTCCAACTTATAGTAGAATATCACATTTGGTAACACTACTTGGTTCTCTACAATCTCAGTCAAATCCCAATTGGACGGCACACATAGTTGCAGACTTTCCACCTGAACAAACTCAAGAGGAAATAAAAAAGATTATTACTTTCTTTAACGACCCAAGATTTAGATTAACAATTCTTGCACAGAGATACCAAGATTGGGGACACACTCCAAGACAATATGGATTGGATAACGCAACAGAGACTTGGGTATGTATGAGTGGAGAAGACAATTACTATGTACCACATTTTGTTGATAGGATGTTGGAAGAAGGAAAGAACCATCACTTTGTTTATTGTGATATGGTTCATAATTGGACCGACAGACAATACATTCCAATTAAATCAGAACTACATTATGGTTTGATTGATATTGGAAACTTTATATGTAAGACCAATATGGCACAAAAAATAAGATTAAAAACAGAGTTTGAACACGCGGATTGGTTATTTATTGAAGAATTTAAAAAGAAGTTTGAACGCGCAAAAGTTAAAAAAGTATCCGGAGTATTATATGTCCACAATTGATATAAATCCAACAAAGAGACAGAGTGAAGCGTGGAAATATCTCACAGATGATAGAACCAATATTATTTTATTTGGTGGGTCAGCTGGTGGTGGTAAGTCTTGGTTGGGATGTTTATGGATTGTAACGATGTGTCTTCAATATGGAAACACAAGATACCTAATTGGTCGTACAGTATTAACTCAATTAAGATTAACAACACTCAATACACTATTTGACCTATTGAACTTTATGGGTCTAAAATCTGGTCAACACTTTACCTATAATGGTCAAAGTAATGTATTAACATTTTATAACAAGTCAGAAATTATATTCAAAGATTTACAATACAACCCATCAGATCCTAACTATGATTCATTAGGTTCGTTGGAGATAACAGGTGCCTTTGTAGATGAGGCCAGTCAAATTTCAAGTCTTGCGTTTAGTATTATCAAATCCCGTATCAGATATAAACTAAATGAGTATGGTCTAATACCAAAAGTATTATTAACCTGTAACCCATCACAGAATTGGTTGAAGAAAGATTTTTATATTCCACACATACAAAATAAATTAGAATATAACAAAGTTTTTATTCCAAGTTTACCATTAGACAACCCACACTTACCACCATCTTATATTGAGATGTTAAAGGAATTACCTCCACAACAAAGAAGAAGATTATTGGAAGGTGATTGGGATTACTTAGATGAATCAGATAGTCTATTCAAGTTTGATGAAATATCAAATTGTATATATAAATATATACCTGATAATAATGACAAGAAATATATGACAGTCGATGTAGCAAGGTTTGGTGATGATAGGTCTGTGGTAATGATTTGGGTGGGACTGGTGGTCATATCTTGTCACATCTATACCAAACTATCAACCACAGAATTATCGTCTGAAATACGAGACCTAATAAGGTCACACGGAATCCACCCACAGAACATCATAGTGGATAGTGATGGTGTGGGTGGAGGAGTGGCCGATCAAATTAAGGGAACAAACTTTGTAAACAACTCAAGACCATTACACGAACAGAACTTCTCCAACCTTAAATCACAGTGTTATGTAAAACTATCTGAACTATTTAAGGAAGGTAAAATAAGTTTAAACATATTGGAACCATCAATTGTGGAAGACTTGACACAAGAACTTCTTGCAGTTAAATTAAAAGACATAGATAAAGACAATAAGGTATCAGTTCAATCAAAAGATGAAATGAAAAAGGTATTAGGTAAATCACCTGACCTTTCAGATTGTTTGATGATGAGAATGTTACCGGAAATAAAAACCCAAAAAACTACTGGTAGATACAGTATTGCGATGTTATGATAAAATTTAAATTAAACGATATAGAATATAAAATACCAGAGTTTATATCTATTGAGAACTATTCTAAAATCTATAAAGTAAAAGATTTATTCAGTGATGATTACTTTGCGGCAAAGATTATTAACATCATCACAGACGCACCATTAGAAGAACTATTGGAAGCAGACTATGAGGAAGTACAATACTTGGCCGGTTACATTATGTCACAAATACCACTTGAGAAACCTAAGTTCATAGATAGGTTTGAATTGGATGGTGTTCATTATGGTTTCTTTCCTAATTGGAAGGAGTTATCATTTGCGGAGTTTGTAGATATGGATACCATCTCAACGAAAAAACCTGATGAGTTACTTAGTATGTTACACATCCTTGCGGCCGTAATGTATAGACCAATCGTAGAAGAAAAATCTGAACACGATTATAGAATAGAAAAATATAATGTGGAAACGATGAAGGAACGGTCCGAACTGTTCAAAAAGAAATTAGATGTTAAGTACATATTAGGTGCGCAATTTTTTTTTATCAACTTCGCAAACAGATATTTAAATTATTCCCATCTGTCTTCGATCCCGACACTCTCGATATGGATGAAAATCAAACTGATGTGGGTGATGAGGAAATGGATATTCGCAGCAATTTTCAAAAGACCTATGGATGGTTCGTTATCGTCAACAAAGTTACTGGAAACGATTTTACAAAACACGAACTTGTCTACCAAAAAAAGTTAATTGAAGTTCTCAATCAGTTGTCATATTTATTAGATTACGACCGAGAACAAGTTAAATTACAAAAAAAACAAACTAAACAGATTTAAAACCTACAATATTTATATTTAGTAATATATGGTTAATTATAAACAAATTATTCAAGACCTAAGTGGTATCGCGTACTATCACAACCAAATAAAATCGTTTGGTTATGGTGATTTGACACAGGTTACTATGGATATTGAGACCAAACAGGAACCTGTATATACAAAAATGTATGTAGTTCCTGGTGCAGTAACACTTGCACAGAATAGAATCCTATATAATTTTTCTATTATATTAATGGACAGAATTAATGAGGATAGGTCCAATCAGGAAGATGTGATGAGTGATACCTTGGAAATTTGTAAGGATGTATTTACCATACTATACCTATCATATACATCAGAATGGGGAGGGTTTTCTGTGGATTATACACCACTTTGGGACCCTAATGTTACACCATTCTTGGAAAGATTTGAGACAATCTTGGGTGGATGGACGATGAATTTGACGATTGAACAACCATTTGATTACAACCAGTGTGTTCTTCCGTTCTTATCCGGTGTAACTCTACCTTCACCAACACAAGTACAATATGTAAACTTCAAACAATTATTGGGAGATTTACAGAATCTAGCAGACAATCATCCACAAATCAAGTCATATAATTTTGGTGATGTTGATGAGTTTACAGATAATCCAACAACAAAACAATCACCACTATATACAAGAATGTATGTGGTACCAAACGACACAGTTTTATCTCAGAATGAATTATTGTATAATCTACAGATAATTATTGCAGATAGAATTAATTCAGATTATTCCAATCAAAGAGATGTTATGAACGATACCTTGGAGATTGTAAAAGATATATTCACAAAGTTTTATCTAAGTCAATATCAAGCAGAATGGAGTCCAACTGTTGAACCTTTCCTTGAGAGATTTGAAGACATTCTTGGTGGATGGACAATAACATTAACACTAACACAACCTTTTGATTATAACAGATGTATCGTACCTGAAAGACCGTTCACACCGGGTAAAAAATGGTTTGAACTAGCAGAATTGTGGAACGAAATATCAAAAGATTGGAAAAATATATAAAACACTAATAACATTATTATGGGTCAATTAACTAATCAGTATGTTTCACAATCGTATCAAGGATTATTAAATCTTGAGAACGCAAATACGGGTGTTACATCAACATTACAATATGTAACCGATGGTATCGGTAATAGGATACCTATGTTGGCATCAACATCATCTGTTGTCATTACCGGTTCATTCAGAGGTGATGGTAGCGGATTAACAGGTATTACAGCAAATATTCCTGCAGGTACTGTATCAGGTTCACAACAAATTGTAAACTTAGGATTTGCAACAACTTCATCATTAAACACATTATCTGGTTCTATTGCGGTGACTGATTTGGGTCAAGACAATAGATTAACATCATTAGAACAATTCACAGGTTCAATTAATACAGGATATGTAAGTGAAGCAGAGTTTGGTACATATACCTCATCGATGAATAACTTTACAACCTCAATTGATAGTAGAGTTGACGCATTAGAAATTGAGACCGGTAGTTTACAAAATCAAATCAATCAAAAATTAAATACAAGTTCATTCAATTCTTATACAAGTAGTAATGACGCAAAGGTTAATGATTTAATTTCAAAGACAGGTAGTTACGCAACTACTGGTTCAAATATATTCAACGGAACACAAACAATTACAGGATCAGTTAATATAACAGGAAATATCAGTGCAACATCGGCATCATTCCAATATGTAAATACAATATATGAAACCGCTTCAGTAATATACTCAAGTGGTTCAAACCAATTTGGTGACGCATCAAACGATACACAAACATTATGGGGTACAGTTAATTTACCAACAGGACCATTAGTTATCACAGGTAGTGTAACTGCATCAGCAGGATTTGTTGGTAACTTAACAGGTACGGCAAGTTATGCAACACAAGCGTTATCAGCATCATATGCACCTGATACAACTAACACAGGAAGTTTAGTTTCAGATGTTACATTAGGAATAGTTAGTTCTTCTATTGTTGTTACAAAGGGTAATGGTTCAACAACTTCATTTTCAATTGATAATGTTCAATCATCATCATTTGCAACCAACGCTTTATCATCATCACACGCAATCAACGCAACAAGTGCAAGTTATTCTAATAACTCAACTTCATCCTCATTTGCACAAGATGCGGTTAGTTCAAGTTTTGCACAGAACGCAGTAAGTAGTTCATATTCTGTAAACTCAGATACTTCTATTTCGTCAAGTTTTGCACAAAATGCAACTTCAGCTAGCTTTGCACAAACTTCAATAAGTTCATCATTCGCAGACAATGCTGGTTTATTAAATGGTACAGGTTCAGGTGTATTTGCAACAACAGGTTCCAATACATTTGTTGGTGACCAAACAATTACTGGTTCATTAGTAGTGTCAGGTTCTCAAAATATTATAAGAGGTAATGTTGATGTTACAGGTTCATTAAATGTTAGAAGTGGTAGTCTTGAGGTTATATCAAATAATACCACAATAAATCCTGATTTATATTTAACAAGTTCACAACCAGGTCAATCAAATATTATTTTAGGATGGAGTGAAAACCCATCTGCGGCTGGTTTGGCATCAAATCAAGCAAACTATACAGGTTCTTATAGAATTACAGGTTCAAACAATATTGTAACATTACCGATTCTTAGACCAACATCTATTGATTTTAATACTACAGCAACAGCATATATATCAGGTTCAGGTAACATTATTACTAGTAATGGTTCAGGAATATTATTAAATGGAGGTTCACTATTATTCCCTAAAACACAAGGTAATTTTCTTAGTCACAATTCAAATATATATTTGAATTTAATTACTTCTTCAATAGCGGGTGGTCATCCTGTGATACAAAATAATTTATTATTTGGAGGAACTTTAGATATAAATCATACATCAGGAACATTTACCGCAAATGGAAATGCCGTACTTAACGGTACTGTAACATCAACACAAACATTTGTTACAAATGTAAGACCAACTATTGTTGGTAATAATATTATAGGTAGTGTTAATTTAAATGACATTAGTAGTTCAATCTTATATCAACAAAACTACAATAACTCAGCACTTACAATTAATAATCATTTAAGTTCTTCAGGAATTGCAAATAACTCATTGTCATTTTTTAATAATGCAGTATTTGGTGGTTCGGCAAATACGCCATTAAATATTTGGGTATCTGGTTCACAGTCATCAAATGTAAGTAGACTTATTAGTGATAACTTAATTGGTGGTAGAAATATTATTATTTCATCATCATTTGTAAGTTCATCTAACGCAAATACAGTTGCAACAGTCATATATGGTAACGCATTATCAGTATCAGGTTCACATACAACAGGTACAAATGGTGGTTCTGCATTCTTTGGTAGATTTAACGCAACCGGTTCACTTCAAGAAAGTACACAAGATACAATCTTTGTTGTAGGTTCAGGTACCGCAGTTGGTGCAAGAAGAAACGCAATTAGAATTGATAATAATAGTAATACAACAATAACAGGTTCTCTTGGTGTAACTGGTTCAGTAAATATTAATGGTAATACTTTAATTACCGGTTCACTCACACTTAGTGGTTCAATAAACCCTGAGTTAATTGTAATTGGTGATACTGTAATGACAGGTTCTTTAAGAGTTACTGGTTCATTAATATCAACAGGTTCTATAGAGATAGCAAGTAGTTCAGGTGACTTTTATATATACGGTCATAAGATGTTCAACACCGCGGAGTTTTGGTCTACACAAACTCAGAGTGGAAGTGCTGGTGTAAGTGGTTCAATTAACTTTAATAATTCAGGAAGTTTACACGGTGTTAGTTTAGTGAATGGAACAGATATAACGGTTGCAAATGCTGGTACATATAATATTCAATTCTCAGCACAAATTGAAACATCAGCAGGTGCGGATACTGCATATGTGTGGTATAAAAAGAACGGAACAAATATTGCTGATAGTGCAACAAAAGTTTCGTTAGCAAATAATACAGCACAAGTAATGACTGTGAATATTATTGACGAAGCATCAGCAAATGATTATTATAATTTAGGTTATCAATTCACAAATGGTAATGCAACAATATTAGCAGAAACCGCAAGTGGAAATATACCTGTAATACCATCAGTAATTGCAACAGTAACACAAGTTAGATAATATGGACTATACTATTATTGCACCCATTATAAAAGATACCATTCAGGATGTACTTTCACAAAGAGTATATCCTTTTGGATTTTCCAAAGTCAGAGGACTTGGTAATAAGGTTGCAAGTGGTAGATTAAAAAATAGTGTGAGAGTAGATGTGGTCCCAAGTGAAGATAGACCTATTATCAGGATATTTATGGAAGACTATTGGCAGTGGGTACAATCGGGAAGAATGCCAGGAAAGAAAAGTGTACCACTTGATGCGATAGAAGAATGGATTAGGTCAAGAGGGTTGACAGGTAGAGATAAAAAAGGTAGATTTATAAAAAGAAGAAGTTTTGCTTTTGCAATACAAACAAACATAAAAAAGTTCGGAATAAGACCAGCAAATTTCTTGGACAAGACATTCAATCTTTTGGAAACAGACCAAAGAATTGTAGATGCATTAGGACAAGAGGCCTTTGAAGAATTAGTAAACAGATTAGAAGGAATTTAATATGAGTTTCGGATACCCACAATTATACGCAAATGGACTAAATTCTAATACCCAAATTAGAAGATCAACCGATATGATTTATCAAAGAGGTGGAACTTATGAAGTGGTATTAACAGGTAGTACTTATCAATCATCTATGCAGTTAGAAGTAGATTTATATTCTGACGATAATAAGGTTGGAAGTATGTCCCTTGTTCCATACGATGTAACACAATCAGGTTCAACATACACATATCGTTTTAACATAAGACCATATGATTATTTATCAAACTTTGTTGAGTCAGAACATTATCAGTACTATTGGTTAAACGATTGGTACACAACCAATCAGGATATAAATGTTAATAATGATTATCCAAATAAAATCAAGGTTAACTTTAAGTATGGTTACAAGTATTATTCAGGTGCAACACAAGTCACTGAATATGTAACATCACCAACAAACAATTTTAATCACTATACTGATATTCCATTTTGTGCAACAAGTACAGGATTTACAGCAAGTGGTTTTACAAATACAGGAAACTATTTTGACTATGTTGGTGGTAGTTTCCAAATGGGTAGAGATAAATATTATCTTCCAAACTTTGACCAAGAATTAGGTACGGTAATAGGTACAGGTCTTACAATTAATACCACAGATGTTAATAGAAAGTTATCACCTATGTCTCAATATATTATGGATGGACCAAGTGTTCCTGAAATGAGTGAGACCGGTAGATTTTTAACTGACGCACCAAGGATTCAGACTATACAAGAACACGAGAATTATGTATTATATTTCTTAAATGGTCAAACCGGTGACAGACAGATAAGTGAGGCAGACTTTGCAGTATTTGAATTTTATGATGAAAATAATAATCAGGTTGCATATTTTGAAGAACAAATAAATTTTAGTGGAACAACATATCAATCACCAACTGGTTATACAGATACATTAAGAATATTCAGTTTACCTTGTGGTCCAAAAGATATTACAAACATATTCGCAACTATTAACTGGTCACAAGTGGCATACTATAGAGTACAATTGTTTTATGCTTGGCCAACAAATGTTGCAAATAACATTTTAATTGGACCTACAGGACCATCATCAGAAGGTTTTTATTTTTATCTATACGATAATTGTGGACCTGAAGATACTAGATTATCTTTTATGAATGCAAGAGGTGGATATGATTATTTTACATTCACCAAGTTTAGACAAGATACTAAGAAAATATCAAGACAAACATATAATAACAGATACTACGCAACCAATTTATCGTCAGCCGATAGAAATGTTGGTAGAACAGTTAAGACTTTTGATACAAATGTGGAAAGAGAATTTGTATTGGAGAGTGACTTTTTAAGTGAGGCGTATGGTGATTGGTTGGAACAATTATTTTATTCTCCTATTGTCTATGAAATGAAAGATGATTATATTTCTCCATTAGATAGACAGGATAAAGTATATAAAGACTTAAGACCTATTCAAATCTTATCAACAGAAGTTGAAACGATTAACGCAAAACATAAAAAACTAAATAAATACAGAATCACTTGTAAATACGCAGATGGTTTCTTCGTAAATAAAGGTTTCTAATATATGTCGCAACAACAACAAACCGTACTTAGGGTTAAAACAAATAAACCAAGTGATTTAGTCGTTACAGGTACAACAACAATATCTTTAACAGGAAATACAACTGGTTTTACATATTCAGGTGGAACTGGTACTCCAAGTTCACCTTATCAAGGTACATACCCAACAGTTCCATCATTTTTAACAGTAAATGTGACAGGAAATGGTACATTATATTTTGATTTAAAATTATATAGTGTTTCTGTTGGAGGAAATTACCTACAGATTTTTATTCAACACGCTGGTGAGAACTTTTCAAGAAAGGTTTTAACCACTTATCCATTAAGTGCTACCAATTATGTTGACTATTTTAAGGTACAAAGTGGTGATATTGTTACCTTCAAACAAGGTGGTTCACCAGTTACAGGTTCAAATTATTCAATATATGTTGTTCCTGATGTAGAATATACAAGACAAACAGTAGATACATACGATACATTAGACTTATATGATGATATTCCAATCAAAATAAATCGTTCTTTTGCGGAATTACAGGATATTTCCAAGAAAAATTCTGACTATTCTGTGGGTTTAAAACTACCTGGTAGTAAAAAGAACAACAGATTCTTTGAGAATTTCTATGATGTAGATAATGTTTCTCTATATTTTGATGTTACAAAGAAGGTTCAGTGTGATGTTTTGATTAATGATGAGAGTTTTTTCACAGGTTATTTAAGATTAAATAACATAAGTGTACTTAATTCAAAGGTTGAGTATGATATAACTCTATATTCTACTGTTGCAGATTTATATGGTCAGATTGGTAACAAGTTAATGAAGGATTTAAACTTCAGAGAACCTGATTATTTCTATAATCATATTTTTACTAGAGATAATACATTATATGGTTGGAGATATGAAAGTTTAAAATCGGGTAACCCAATTCCATCTACATATTTCTATCCTGTTGCACATAACGGATATGTTTATGTTAATACAGGAAATACTTTAACAGTACAAACAGGTACCACAACAGGTACTTCAATATATACAACAACCAAGTTAGGATCTTGGTCAACGGCAGCCGCAGCATATACTGCAGGTTCACAAAGAGGACATATTAATTCGGTTGAGGATGGTATTAGAGATAATCAATTAAAACCGGCATTGAATGTTTATGGTTTATTACAATTAATATTCAAGGAAAGTGGTTATACAATCAAATCAGATTTTTTAAACACACCTTGGATGAAACTATTGTATATGTATGGATATTTTTCGGACAATAGTCCAAAATTATCTTTTACCGCACCACCACTATCTACATTTGGTCCGTCAGGTCTTGATGTGACTTATACACAAACAGGTTCTACCAATATTACTATGTATGTAGTTAAAGCGGGAACAGGTACACCGGCAATATGTGATACAGATATTACGGGAACTTTAACTGTTAGGAATATTTATTTCAACTTTTTAATTCCTGTTAATTTCACAATTAAGGCCGGTAAACCTGATTATGGAATCAACTGGAGTGCAGGATATGCATTATACAATCTTACCACATCTGTAGGTGTCATAAATAAACCTATGAACTATCTACCATCTCAATCAGGTACAACGGTGGATATGATTGATGGTGAATATTTGGATATGAGTTTGGCAATAAATCCTGACATTAAACAAATTGATTTTCTTTCATCTATTGCAAAGAAATTTAATTTAGTTTTCATACCAAGTAAGGATAATCCAAAAGAGATTATTATTGAACCATACGAATATTATGTAGGTAAGGGAAATGTCTACGATTGGACAGATAAATTAAGTTGGGATAAAGGATTTACCGTACAACCGGCACAGAACTTTGTTGAGAGTGAGTTATTCTTATCGGATAAAGAGGATGGTGATTCAGGTAATAAGGAATTTAAAGATACCAACAATAGAATATACGGTAGGAATATTGTTTATAACCCAACAGAGTTTAAATCCTCACAGAAAAAGATTGAAACGATATTCTCACCACAACTGATAAGAAAGTGGAACCCATCCACTCTAACAGGGGTTACAAACGATGTTGGTATCCCACTAATGATTAACTATGCTGAAGCATCACAAGAAAATGATAATGTGGTAGATTGGACTTATACCGGTGTTAAAACTAACCCAAGACTTATATATAATATGGGTAACTTTTCACCATTCTTAGATAGACCAAGAGAGATATTAACTTTTACAGGTGTTACATCAACATATTTCAAAATTGAAAAGAATGATGGTACCGATCCTCAAGGTAGTTTGGTAAATCCTATGGTTTCACATACAATGCCGTTAGGAAACCCTGATAGTAATAAAATAAATAATGATTCAATATCAATTTTATTTAATTGTGAACCACAGATAGATATACAAGGTAAATCTGTTCAGTTATTAGGTAGTGGTTCAACACTAAACATATATACAGAAAATAATGTATATAATAGATTCTATTTTAATAGAGTAGAAAACGCATACAACAAAAATACAAGAATGTTATCGGGTTATTTTCAATTGGATATAAACGATATACATAATTTGGAAGCGGATGATTTGATTAAAGTAAATGACCAATATTTTACTTGGAATAAGATTGAAGAATATAATCTAACCAATCCTGAATTAACTAAAGTTGAATTAGTTCAATATAATAATAGGTCATTAAATTATCCAACAAGATATTTTAATTACAAATATTGTTCAGGTGATACTAGAACTTTCAGATTTAAAACTGACTTTACTGACTCTCAAAGTATCTATGGTACTTACTATTATTGGTCAATATTCTATGACTATATGGTAGGTGCGTTAGGTGGTAATGTGAGTGGATTTACATCCTCGGTTCCATATACAGGTAACACATATCTTCCATATTCAATATGGGAAGTTGATGAAGCCTCTTATAATATAAGTGGTACAACACATATTGCTGACCCTGTAAACAATTATTTTATTGATTCTGTAGAGGAGGCACCTGAAGGAAATATATATAACCAAAGGAGTCCTATATTCCTATTAAGTTCGGGACAAACAAGGGCGACACTAAATGTTTTCACAGGATGTACGGACTTTAATACACAAGCGGCATCAATTGGTGCCAAAGTACTTAGTTCACCATCAACATCACCATACACAACTGGTATTACCATAAATGTTACAGACACAGGTTGGATTAAATATACAACTGCGTCAGGTCAACAATATCAATATATAAGTACATTAGGAAACTATGATATTCCTGCTTGTGCGTTATGTTCATCTGTAATTGTGGGTATCCCATACGCAGATGTTGCATCATTTACTATTGTTGATTGTGGTAACACTTGTTAAAACTATTTATAAATTATGACAGGAAGTATTTTAGTTACATTTGATGAAGATATTAATGCAAGAGGTGTTGATGAGGTTCAAGTTTCATTAATACCTAATAATAATATTGCTTTACTTACATTACAAAAAAGAATATTTACAGATATTACCAATTTATATTCTTCACCTATAGATAATAACGATGGGTTTCGTATCACTGTAAATAGATTATTTGCAAACAGAAATAGTTACTTAAATGTTACACATATTCAATATACAACAGATGATGAAGGTGGTGATAGAGGTATTAAAGAAACAACATTATCACCAATATCAGTAACAGTTAGTCAATTTGCAGATACATATACTTTTACTGGTATTACTCAATTATCAAATACATATGATTTTGAATATAGAATAGATTGTTCTACTGATGTATGTTATTTGAGTCAAAGTGGTTTTACTGGTGGTGTCGGACCTGAAATAACCGATATTGATATTTTAAGTACAGGTAATCTAATAGTTAGTGGTGAATATACATCATATAGTGGTGTATCGGCCAATAGAATTATACAATTAGACCCAACAGGTAATAGATTAACATTATTTCAATATGGTACAGGATTTAGTCCTGATACAACAAATGATGTTGTTGAATTATCAGATGGTAAATTAGTTATTGCTGGTCAATTCACAAGTTATAGTGGTGTTACTGCAAGTGGTGTGATTGGGTTAAATTCAAATGGTACTGTAAATACAGGATTTACATATGGTACGGGATTTAATCTTGGACCTGCTGTTATAGAAAAACAATCAGATGATAAGGTTATTATTGGTGGTGCATTTTGGACTTATAGTGGTCAAACATCACCAAAAATTATAAGATTAAATTCAAATGGTACAATAGATAATTCATTTGTTGTTGGTTCTGGATTTACTTTTGGTGGAACATATACTAATACAAATAGTTATGTAACCTCATTAGCAATACAATCTGATGGAAAGATTTTAGTTGGCGGTGTATTTGACGCTTATAATGGAACAAGTATTACAGGTATTAGTTCATCAAAAATTACAAGATTAAATTCTGATGGTACTCTTGATAATACTTTTAATGCGGGTTCAAATGTTGATGGTGATGTAATTGGAATTGCAGTACAATCAGATGGTAAAATAATATTAGTTGGATACTTTGATTATTATAATGGAGTATTGGTAAATTCAATAGTTAGATTAAATTCTGATGGAACAAGAGATACTTCATTTAATATGGGAACAGGATTTAGTGATATTACTTTAGCAGTAGAATTACAACCTGATGGAAAGATTTTAGTCGGTGGTCAGTTTACAAGTTTTAATGGTGTAACAAGAAATAGATTGTGTCGTTTAAATTCAAACGGTAGTTTGGATACGACATTTAATGCAAGTCTTGATAGTAGTGTACAAGCACTTGCAGTTACATCAAGAGGTATAATATATGCCGGTGGTATTTTTACAAATTCTAATGGTAAAAGTGTAGAAAGATTTGTTAGTTTATATTCTGATGGTTCAAATAATTATTGTGATTATTTACCAACACCAACTCCTACTCCAACAGTTACCATAACACCAGATCCAACACCAACACCTACACCAACACCTACTCCAACAATAACAATAACTCCAACTGTAACTATTACACCTAATCCTGTAGATGTTCAATTTAATTTTTATGCAAATACAAATAGATATGTAAATGAGATTAATATTGATGAAGGAACGGGAAATGTGATGACTGCAAATAATACTGGTCCTGCATATGATGCAGCTAAGTTATTTAATTCTTCAGGAACAGATATTGCAAGTGTTGGTGACGATTTAAAACACGCAATACCTAACACTTGTAACACAATTGAAAAGTTATCGGGTACTACATATCTTATGGGTGGAGGCTATACAGAATGGGTTAGTTTATCACCACCTCCTTTTGGAACTAGTATATTAGATGTTAACTATAATAATACACTTAATGGAAGTTTCTATTTAGATACAATTAACTATTTGAACTATGGTTCTTCAACTGATAACAGAACACAAAAGATAAGAAATAGAAAAACTTTATCAGGTTTCATATCTGCTAACAATAGGAATATTTATTATTTTGATTCATACCCAAGTAGTGTAAATATATCTACTAATGGAACCGTATATGACTTTGTTGAACAATCAGATAATAAAATAATTTTTGTTGGTGAATTTACAACTGCCAGTGGTACAAGTTATAATAGAATTTTTAGAACAAATTCAGGAATGACTAGTATAGATACAAGTTTTACATCAGGAACAGGTTTTGATGGACCGGTATTTGGTATTGCAGTTCAATCAGATAATAAATTAGTTTGTGTTGGTAACTTCTCAAGTTATTCAGGATATTCTTCTTCAAGAATTATAAGACTTAATTCAAATGGTACTGTTGATACAACATTCAATGTTGGAACAGGAATTTCAACCGCATCCTCTACAAATAGATTAAAAGTAAAAATTGATAGTACTGATAGAGTTTATGTAATTGGTGATACACTGTCAAATTATAATGGAACAACAGTAAATGGATTAATAAGACTTAGTTCCACAGGTGTTTTAGATACTACATTTAATTCTTTATTGGGAACAGGTTTTTATAGTTCGCGTGTTGCAAATAAAGGTGTTTATAGTATAGACATTCAATCAGACGATAAAATTATTGTTGGAGGATATTTTAATACATTTAATGGTAGTGCATCATCCGCATTAATTAGGTTCAATACAAATATTTATTAATATTATGAGTAGAAAATATATAAAACAAGAAATTTTACAGGATTTTGTTTATCCTAATAATGAAGTATCACAATATGATGTTGATAATATTGTTCAGGATATTAATAACAATTCTGTTAATGGTGTTGTAACAAGTTTTAGTGCGACAACCGTATCAAGTACATCAATAACAATAAGTTATAGTCAAACTTGGAATTTAAATAACGCAGAACCTTGGATTAGAAATTCAAATGTTTTGAGTATTATTTCTGTTCATATGTTGGCGCCGGGTCAAGATTATTATAAACCTTGGAGAGTTGTACATAGTAGAGGTTCTTTTACAATTACAGCCACAACTTTTACTGAAACATCAACTTTTACCGTAACAGCATCTTCAGTAGGATTAACAACATTCCCAAGTGGTACATATTACTTTGAAGTAAGATTCATAGGTCATAAAAGTTTTTATCCTGTTTGTGTTAATTTGAATATAACACCACCAACCCCAACTCCTACACCTACTCCTACACCAACATCAACACCTACTCCTACACCAACAGGACCTGGTCCAACACCTACACCTACACCAACTCCTACATCATTAAATGAGTTTAGTTTCTGTGGTAGAGGTAATAGTGTTTCTGAGTCTTGTAACGATGCGGCATTATATTCAAGAACATTCTATTCAGATTGTAACGCACCATCATTTGGTGTTGGATGTTTTGTTTATACAGATAGTGGTGGTACAACACCATTAACAGGTTATACTAACATATTTATGAATGGTGCCAATTGGGACATAAACTCATCAACTGGTCAAGTAACAGCATACTCATCAGTACAGTGTTAAAAATTATATATGAATATATACATTTCAATAGATAAAGACCATTTAAATGAGATTGTGGTTAGAAACCATAAAGAAAGTTTATTAAAGAATAGAGAACTATTTGAAAAACATCAATTAGACTTTAGTTCAATTAATAAACTAAAAGGAGATAAGAATATTTTGAACAGGGCGTTCTTAGAGGAATTATCTTCACATATAACAGACTAATTATTATAAATTATGGCCGGTAAAAAGATTTTTATTGAGTATGACATAGACAGTAGTGATTTAAAGATTGCTAATGGTGAAACCCTATCCCTTACTCAACAACTTAGAATATTAAAGAAAGAACTACAAAGAGGTGATTTAAAACCCGAACAATTTGATATTCTTCGTAAAAAGATTGGTGACACAGAAGACCAAATTGCAAAGACAACCGTAAAGTCTAAGGACTTTTTTGGTGTTTTGGCAAGTCTACCTGGTCCTGTAGGTCAGTTTGGTAGTTCATTATTAGGGGTAGTTGATACTCTTAAAGTGTTTAGTTCATTTACATTCAAGGATATTAAAAACTCTTTGGGTGATATTGGAGACGATGTTGTTGAGATTACAGAGAATTTTACAGGATTAAATAAGGCCACAAAAGACCAAACTGAATCTAATAAAGATTTATCAAACTCATCAAATGAAAGTAGTAAATCTTTAGGTGATCAAGCAACTGCCGCAGGTACTACCGCAGCGGCAATACAAAATCAAAAGAAAGAAACTCAATTATTAACAATTGAAACTGATAAGAATGGTCAAGCGATGATTAAGGCGGTAAAACCTTATAGTCAAATGACCGAGGCAGAACGAGAATTGTTTAAAGAACAAAGAAATAGGGCGGTACATACAGGTGAGTTGACTAAAGCCACAAATGCACAATCTGCGGCAAGTAAAACGGCAACTGTATCTACTGTAACACAAACAGTTGCAACTAACACATTAACTCTCGCACAAAGGGCGGCAACATTTGCAACAAATGCGTTAAAGATTGCACTTGCATCTTTGGGTATTGGTCTTGTTATTATTGCTGTTAGTGCATTAGTTGAGTTATTAGCAGAATTTTTCACAGGTACTAAGGCCGCAGAAAGGGCACAAAAGGACTTTAATGATGAGTTAGAAAGAACTAATACATTATTAGATTTAGACCTAAAAGCGGCAAAAAGAAGACAAGATTTAAGAGTTGCAGAACTTAAGGCACAAGGTGCAACAGAAGAAGAAGTTCAACAACAATCTCTTAAAGGACTAAAAGAAAATCTTGCGTTAAAACAAAAGGCGTTAGAAGATTCAAGAGTATTATATAATAAAACTCTAAAAAGAACTGATGAACAAGCGTTAGAGGATTTAAAGAAAATTGGTGACCAAGAACTTAAGTTAGACCAAGAAGTAAAAGACCTAAAAAACGATATTAGAATTGCTGAACTTCAAGATGATATTAAGGCAGCAGAAAAAAGAAAAGAACAACAAAAACAAGCAGGAGATAAACTTCTTCAACAACAAAAGGAATTAGAACAAAAGAGATTAAACGATACCAAGACAGCAGAGGAACAACTTGCTGAATTGATTAGAGGTAATTCTGAATTAAGGATTAGAGACGAAAGAGAGAGACAATTCCAAGAATTAAAGAATCAAAAACAAGTTGAGGAAGAAAAGATTAAGGCGTTATTAATTTCAGAAGAATTAAGAGGTAAACTTCTTGAACAAGTTAGATTAAAGTATGGTTACAAACTTCTTAATATGAACCAAAAGTTTGTAGAAGAAGATTTAAAACAATTAAAAGAGTTTCAAAGAAAGAGAGAGGATATTGAAATTGCAGCAATTGAAGATGTTAGAAAGAGAGAAGATAGAGAAAGGGCGACAAAATTACAAAGAGACCTTGAAGATCTTGAAGAAGATAAGGAATTTGCTAAGTTATCTGAAGAAGCAAAGGAAAAGATTAGACAAGATATTCGTAGAAAATATGCGAATGAGGCAAGAGAAGAACAAAAATCAAGAGACAAGGAAGACCAAGACGATAGACTTAAGAAACTTGATGATGAGTTAAGATTCTTACAAATCCGTCAGGAAGCAATTAGGGCCGGTACTAAGGCATTCTTTGATAGTCAAAGAGAGATTCTTGCAGTTGCAGAAAGGAGAGAAATTGAACTTGCTGAGGGTAAGGAAAAAGAACTTACTGCAATTAAAGAGAAGTATGCGAAGTTAAGAAAGGATATTGACCAACAAGAAAAACTTGCAACACTATCTGCCATCGGTGAGACTATTGGTGCAATCAGTAACTTAACCGCTGCAATTGCATCATCTTATGATGAGGAGGCTAAGACAAGTAAAGAGGCGTTTGAAAAGAGAAAGAAACTTCAAATTGCAACCGCAACTATGTCAGCGGCGTCAGGTATTATCCAAATACTTGCACAACCTTCAACACTTCCATCACCATTTGATTGGATTGTAAAAGGTATCAACGCGGCCGCACTTGCTATTAGTACTGCGGTACAAATTAAAAATATTAAGAACACACAATTTGAAGGTGGTGGTGGTCAAAGACAAGCCGGAACTGTAAGGGGTATGGCGAATGGTGGTATTGTAAGAGGACCTGGTGGACCTAAATCCGACAGTGTTCCAACTATGTTATCAAATGGAGAGGCTGTAATGACCTCTGGTGCTGTGACTATGTTCGCACCATTACTATCTATGATGAATCAAATGGGTGGTGGTGCGTCATTCAGTTCAGACCTGAGTGTTGCAAGTCCTGATAACCCAATTAGAAACAATCCGGCACAAGAACAAACACCAATAATAATGAAAACCTATGTTGTTGAGAGGGAATTAACAACATCACAGGAGAAACAAGCAAGATTAAAAGATTTAAGTACATTATAATATGGCAAAGAGTAAATCATCAGGAAATTCACATAAGGTATCCTTCGGAAAGAGAAGGTCACAACCAACAGGAAAAAAATCCTATGGACCTAAATCCCAAAGACCAAAAAAGTACAGAGGACAAGGTAGATAGTATAAACCAAAATATTTATATTTTAATATATGAAGAAAGATAAAATATACGAACTAAGAATTGATGAGGATGATGAAATATCAGGTATTGATTCAATTTCTTTAGTTTCAGAACCAGCCATAGAAATTTCTTGGGTGGCATTTAATAAAGTTAAGTCTGAAGATTTTCATATTCCCGATGGTGAAGATGAAAAATACATTCAAAAACTACTTGCAACAGCACAAGACGAACAAGAACTATTTGACGAAGGTTGGGTGGTTGATAGTATTGAGTTATTGGATGGTAAGGAAGGATTTATTTCAACTAACCCTAATGGACCTTCAATAGAAGATGAACAAGAATATAATGTTAGATACAAGTATATTCTAAACCCAAGAATTACAGGTCAGGGTGCAATTATCCCTACAACAAGAGACTTTTGTAAGACTCTTATCAATCGTAATTATGTTTGGAGAGTAGAGGATATGGATAATACACAGAATGACTTTGGTCAGTCTGCTATGGTATGGAGAGGTGGTTACAATTGTCGTCATACTTGGTCTCGTATCAAATATAGAAAAGACGCAACCATTACAAATAAGGCGTCAGTTAATAAAGGTAAAGTTGAAGTTAATGGTTTTCCAAATGACTTAGTTCCTGATACAAGAGTATTAGGATATTCTGAACCTGATACGGTAACAAATAAAACTCTTGCAAACCCTTCACCAAGTACAATTAAAAACTTGGGATTGTCAAAAGAGAAATTTAATGGTGTGGATGTATTTGGTTTTAAAACAAGATATTTCCATATGTGTCCTGGCGCAACCAAATTGTTTGAACATCTTGTATCTATGCCAGTGGATGACGATACTAAAGGAATGATTAGAAGTGCAGCACAAGTCGCGGATAATGTTTTTAGATTGGAAGAAGAAGTTATTAACTCAAATATGGCCACACCTGACCAATTGGAACAAGCAACAATAATGGTTGATGATTTTAAAGATATAATTGGTGAAGTAGATAAAATTACAGGAATGAAACACGATGTTTCATTTATGGATGGTCATATAGAAAAAATTAAAGAATATCTTGAAGAAGATTTAGGATATGTAAACGATTTACCACCATTTGTGGATGAAGGTATTAGAAAGAAAAAGAAGAAGAAACAAGAGGATTTTGAAACATATAATGACTATCCTGAATCGGCAGTAAACAACGCAAAGCGTGCATTAAAATATGCTGAAGAAAATGGATGGGGTTCTTGTGGCACACCTGTGGGAAAACAGCGTGCAAACCAACTCGCAAACAAAGAGAACATTTCGGAAGAAACGATTGCCAGAATGGCTTCATTTGAAAGACATAGACAAAACAAAGATGTTCCTTATGATGAAGGATGTGGTGGACTTATGTGGGACGCTTGGGGTGGAACAGAAGGAATTGAATGGGCACAAAGAAAGTTGGAACAAATTGAAAAACAAAAAATGTCAAAACAAAAATTCCAAACCGATGATGAGAAAAGAATTGTGATTGGACCTGCTATGATTCCTGATCTTAAGATATTCCGTAAAGATAAAAATGGTGACCCATACTATGTGACATTTACTGCTGAGACAATCAAGATGATTGCTGAGAAGTATATGAGAAACAAATATATTGATAATAACGATACCGAACATAATGGTAAGGCTGCACAAGATGTTTATGTGATTGAGTCTTGGATTAAAGAAGACGAACAAGATAAGTCAAATAAATACGGAGATGAAGATTTACCAATTGGAACTTGGTTTGTTTCTATGAAGGTTAAAAATGATTTAGTTTGGGAAGCAATTAAAAATAAGGAATTGAACGGATTCAGTGTATCAGGATACTTTGAGGAGATAGAACAATTCTACAGAGAACAAGAATTTTTAAGAGAAGTAGCTAAAATTTTAAAAGATTTATAGTCTACTGATAATATATTATATTTCTATATATAAACATAATAAAAACAAAAAAGTATGTCAAATCCAAAAACAGCAATTCAAGAGATTAAAAACTTGATGGTTAAATTTGGTTTTATGTCAGCTGAAGAAGACAAAGTAGAAGAAACTCCAACAGAAGAAGTTGAAGTTAAATTTGCTGAGGCTAAATTAGTTGATGGTACAGTTGTAAAAGTTGAAGGAGATTTAGTTGAAGGTGCTGCTGTTAAAGTAGTTACAGAAGACGCTGAAATTCCTGCACCAGATGGTGTTCACGAACTTGAAGATGGTACTAAAGTAGAAACCAAAGATGGCGTGATAGTAAAAGTCGAAAAGGCTGAGGTTGAAGAACCTGAAGCTGAAGTTGAAATTGAGGTTAAGAAGGAAGGAATGGAAGACGAAATGTACTCTTTACTTAAAGAACTTATGGAGAAAATCTCTGATAAGATGAAAAAGATGGAGGACAAAATGTCTGAAATTCAATCTGACTTTAACTCGTTCAAAAAAGAACCTGCCGCTAAAAAAATCAACAGCGGAAAAACAGATTTTAATAAACAAGAAAATGAAAACTCAGAAGATGCAAGAATCGCAACTATTATGAGTTTCAGAAAAAACAGAAAATAAACAAAAACAAAAAAAATAGAAAAATGAAAAATTATTCAAAAGAAGATTTTGCATATGTGGTTTCAACTATTACTGGTTTTACTGACCAAACATCAACTGAGTTGATGATGAAAGCGTTAGTAGGTGGTACAACCGCTAAGGTTTCTAATGTGAAACTTGGTATCAAAGGAACACAGCAAATACAAATTTTAGATTCTACACCAGCATTCCAATCAGGTGCTTGTGGATGGTCTGCAAGTGGTGACACCACTTTCTCTCAAATCTCTCTAACAGTATGTCCTGAGAGAATCAACGAAAGTCTTTGCCCTGACGCGTTGTACAGTACTTATCAGTCATTACTTTTACAAAAAGGTGAAACTGAAGAAAGTGTTCCATTTGAAATGGAAATTGCAAATTTAAAAGTAAAACAAATTCAACAAAGAATTGAACAAAAATTATGGCAAGCAACTACCGCAGGTGGTGATTGTTTCCAAGGTTTCAAAGCGTTGTTAGTATCAGGTGCAACAGGTACAGCAGTTTCTGCTAACCCAACTGCATTCTCTGCAACTGTGAATTATGGAACTGATGGTAACCCAATCACTGAAGTTGATAAATTAATCAACGCACTTGATGCAAACGCACAAGCGTTAGAAAACTTGGTAGTGTTTATGTCATATCCTAACTACAGATTGTATGTACAAGCATTAACTAAGGCTAACTTCTTCCAAAATTACATCGGAAGTTCAGTAGTTATCGGTGGTGAGGCTAACTCATTCGCGGTACATCCAAACTCAACTGTAAAGGTATATCCAACAATTGGTTTATCTGGTTCAGGTAGAGTTGTAATCGGTCCAGCTGATTATTTCGTAGTAGGTTTTGATGCCTTAAGTGATCACGAAAAATTAGACATTTGGTGGTCTCGTGATAACGATGAAATTCGTATCAGAGGTAACTACAACTATGGTGCGGCTCTAGTTCGTTTCGCAGGAGTTAACTACTTCGCAACAAACAACATCGCTTAATCGTTTGTCAATATAAAAAACAGGGAGGTGAAAGTCCTCCCAATTTTAAAATAAACGAAAAAAATTAATAATATAAAATATGAGTTGCTATATTTCAGAAGGTGTAAGTTTAAACCAGTGTTCTGATAGTATTGGTGGTATCCAGAAAGTTTATATCGCTGGTGGAACAGGTACAACCGTAGGTGGTGTTACAGGTTTCACATATAATGGTGATGATTCTATCACAGGTGCTACTGCTGCTGCAGGAACAATATTCTATGGTTTTGAACTTAAAAGAGGTACTTCACAACTTACTCAAAATATCCAAAAGTCATTTGAAAACGGTACGGTGTTCTTTGAACAAGTATTGGAAATGGTGTTGTTTAAATACGATGCTGACAAGAGATTGATTATTGAAAACTTATCTCAAAAAGATAATTTACAAGTAATCGCTATTGACCAAAATGGTACACAGTATATGTTGGGTCAAGTAAGAGGTATGTATGTATCTGCAGGTGCTTTAACTTCAGGTTTGGCATTAGGAGACAGAAATGGTATGAATTTCACACTAACAGGTCAGGAACCAGTTCCTGCGAGAGTTATCAGTGGAACATTATCATCTGTGTTCTCAGGTGCTACTTTTAATGGCTAATCGTAGATAAGGGTTGTACCTTTTCGATTATCTATATATCCACAAAAGGAGTGCGGGTACCCGCCTCCTTTTTTTTTACTATTTCGTTCCAAAATGAAAATATTTATATTTAGTAATATACGGTTATCTAAATGATTATATTAAATAAAGGTCAACAAAACGAATTGGTATTAAATATCAATAACAACTCAAGGTCAAACTTTACTGGTTATACTTTGACATTTGTTCACGCCTTATCACAAGAATCAAAGTCATATACAATCAATAAATCAAATCCCGCACAATATGCGGAGAATGATAGATATTGTGAAATTGTATTAAACTTACAAAATGCAGGCCAAGACCTTAACTATGAAGGTCAGTATCAACTTCAAATATTTGGGGATGGTACATCTTTGGTTTATACCATTTTGTGTGATGTGGTTGATACAAATCCAAATGATACATTTGTTTCATATCAATCAGATAATGAAGATAATAGTAACTACATCTATATACAAGATTAATTATGAGTGAAGAAATTAAAAAATATGAATTGAGTACGATGAGGTTTACTCAAGCACCAATTCTACCAAGATTTACAGAAGTTTTCCAAAGAGTACCCTTTGTGTACTATGGTGAAGACAATATGATGCCCAATTATCTTATTACAAGATTTAACAATAGTGCAATTCACAAAGCAATTGTTTTATCTAAGGTAAATCAAATTATGGGGGATGGTGTTGTATCCATAAATAATCCTATGGCCAGTGTTAATTTGGTAAACAAGAAAGAGAATGTTTCTGAAGTAATGAAGAAATGTGCATTAGACCTTGTATTATTCGGTGGATACGCAATTAATGTAATTTGGTCAAGAGATAGAAAGAGTGTTGCAGAGATTTATCATATTGATTTTTCTAAAGTAAGATGTGGTAAAGTTAATCCTGATTCTGACGAGATTGAAAAGTATTATCATTCTTTGGATTGGTCAAACATCAAAAAATTCCCTGTGGAAGAATATGATGCGTTCAATCAAGAAGATGGTGAACCAAGTCAAATTTTATATTATAAGGCCTATCAACCTAACAATTCATATTATCCGGTACCTGATTATTCGGGTGCATTAGCCGCAATTGAGATTGATGTTAATATCAAAGAATTTCATAGTAACAATCTTAGAAATGGAATGTTACCGTCACTTTTCATTAATTTCAATAACGGTATCCCTGATGAAGATCAAAAGAGAATTATTACAAGGGCGTTGGAAGAACAATATTCTTCTGTAAATAACGCAGGTAGACCTGTTATTTCATTCAACGAGAGTAAGGAATTATCACCTGAAATTGTACAAATACCGGCAAGTTCTAACGATGGTTATTATCAAGCAATCTACGATGACATTATTAGAACCATTCTATCAGGTCATAGGATTAGTTCTGGTGAGTTATTTGTTATTAGTACAAGTGGTAAGTTAGGAACGAGAAATGAGATTGTAGACCACTCAGAATATGTTAGAAAGATGGTTATTATGCCGTATCAAAATGAACTATTACCAACATTCAATAAGTTGGTATCACTTAAATCACAAACACCAACAACATTTGAAATTAAACCATTATCTATCTATGAGGTAGGTGATGTTGTTGAACAACCTGTTGTGGAAAATAAACCTGAACAACCAATTCAACAATAACATATGGCAAATGTATTATTAGTATCTGAAGGTAAGTTAAAGGCCTTCACAAATGTAAATAAGAATGTAGATATTGATGCAATTAGGGCAGAATTATCTGTAGCACAAGATTTACATCTCCAACCATTATTGGGTACCAAGTTCTACAAACATTTGTTATCACAAGTATCTGCAACAGGTAATACTTTTAATAGTGATGAGTTAGAATTGGTTAACGAATATATTAGTCCATTCTTAATTAATGTTAGTTATTTTGAGATGATACCTCATTTACATTACAGAACGATGAACAGAGGTATTGTTGAGGGTCAAATGGAATCTGCAACAAGTGTTGATACAGAAACGATGAAATACCTTAGAGGTATCCAAAAACAAAGGTCAGACTTTTATAAACAAAGATTACAAGATTACTTAATCACCGGTGAAGGACAAAACAAATTCCCTGATTATCTATCTTATTCTACATTAGATGGTATGATACCTGATAAAAGTTCTAAATACAATTCACCGATTGTATTGAACCATACCACAAGATATGGATATTCCAAGAGAGGTTATCCTGGTAGAGGTGGTTTTGGTAATATGCCGTCATACAGTGAGATAGAATCTTCTAATCCCGATTGTTACGATTGTTATTAATTGACAATTACGGAAGTAAAATAAAGACAATTACGGAAATGAGTACAGAAATATTATTAATTATATCTAATGCACTGACTGGTTTTGCCGGTTGGTTCGTAGGTAGAAAAAGACAACAAGCAGACACAGATAACCAAGTATTAAGAAACCTTGAGTTATCTGTAAACATATATGTTAAAATTATTGAAGATCTTAAACAAGAAATTCACGAGTTAAACAATAAAGTTCAAGACCTTGAGAAAAGGGTGGAAGAACTTATGGCTGAAAATCGGAAACTTAAAAAGAAAACAGGATTATGACAAACGAAATAACTTTACCTGAACCAAATGCAGAAGAATTAAAACCTTATAACAAGGCGTTATATTTTAATAGACTTATGACACAAATGGATTTGTCTAGTGTATTAAAAGTTAATCATATGATTCTTGCAAGTTGGATAAGTGATAATTACGATAGTGTATATCTATACGATAAAGAACTAAAATTTAAACGATGAATAAGAACGAAAAATTTAATATTATCAGAAGAATCAAATTGAATTTGTCTGATGTGAAAACAATTAAGATGGAAGAAAAAGAAATGGATAATCCCTGCTGGAGCGGATACGAACCTTATGGTACCAAAGTATTGGAAGATGGAAGGGAAGTACCTAATTGTGTTCCGGTGGAAGCCAAGAAAGTAAAACAAGGGTTTCCGATACCTTCTCCTGAAGGTGGGGAAGATGAGAACACATTTATCAGCAGATGTATGGAAGAAATTGGTGGTGAGTATGACCAAGACCAAGCACTTGCAATTTGTTATGGTAAGTTAAGAGGAGAATAAGGACAAAATAAATAAACACTAAACAAATTAAAAAACCCCGGCTCAAATAGAGTACCGGGGTTTTAGATATATTGATAATAGACTTATTTAAAATATAAGGGAAAAAAACGATTTAATCAAGGCCCATCCAAACATCATTACAAAATAAATTAAGAAAATTCCAACACACATTCCGATTAAGGTTATTAAAACCTCCACAAATTCTATTAGGAATTTTTTCATATAAAAAAGAGGACCGGGAAAGAAAAAATCAAAATGGCAGTTTAGATGAATATATAGGAACCAACCCGATCCTCCAATAATAAATATAACAAACTTTTTAAAAAGTTTCAAGTAAGTATAAAAAAAAAGCCGAAGGTACACCAAACCTCCGACCTTATATCTATAAAGATATTATTTTGATATTATTTGATTAAAATTCCATCCATTTCAATTTGTTCAATAGATATTTGGGATTTTTCTTCCAACCATTTGTCCAATTTAATTACCCTATCCTTTAAATTCTTGTCCATAGGACGAAGACAACATTCAACAAACACATCTGTCATTCGTTGAAGTTCCATTACACTTACATTTACACCTTTTGATCTGGCAAGGTCAAAGGCCATTTTTTGTTGAGATTGTCTAAGAATGTTAATTTCTTTTGAGTAAAATTCCATTTTGTTTATTATTTGGTTCATTTATAAATTTACCAAAAAAACCTTAAATAAAAAAACTTTCATAAAAATTTTTAAATAAACAGAAAAAGACATATATTTATAAAAGAGTCCGTTCTCACATTATAGGACATTAAAGATTTTAAGGGTTGCCAAAGAAAACTGATGTGAGAACCAGTGAGTATTTGGTG